CTGGCCCTTTTCATCTTCTTCTGGTAACAGGTCAGCGCCGAAACCCATCTTCTCTATGATCGCTTCAGCACCAGCCGCACGTTGAAAATCACCCACAAGCTTGTCTATGAATGTGCGCTCTTCAACTTCTAATTCCTGTCCCGTTACAAGCTTTGCAGCTAACTGAGGCGCATCCCGAAAAATCAATGCCGCTAAGTCAGCAGGCAAACCCAATATCCCGGCAGGGATACCAACAGCCAAACCCTTTAAAGTTTCTATACCCTGCCTGTCACGAGCCTCTTGCTCCAAAGGAGTTAAATCGCGGTATAACTTTGCAAGCGGACGACCTCGGACCGGGGTCCGTGGTGCAGCGACCGGGGTCCGTGGATCAGGAGCAGACAACTCTGATTGTAAATCCGTGAAGAACTGTGCAGCGTTCGCGTTTCTTGAAGCACGGTCGCGGGACGAGGGTTTTGATTGGGGTAGAGGAACAACCATTAATAATACTCTCTTGCCTTACGGGGTGGATCGTCCTCGAACTCTTCACCGTCTAAACTAATAAAGCCACCTTGGCGGAAACGCATCAAGGCCATCGTCATACTATCACAAAAGTCATCGTGATCACCATTAGGGAATGAAGCAATCTCTTCAATAACTTCTTCTGCAAACTTTTCGCCTTCAGGATACCACACTTTTCCCGACTCGAATATAGGAGAGACTATGTGCATGCGAGTTGTTTTGTCCATACCTCCCCCACCACGTTTCCGACCCGGGCTAAAGGTGGCTACAGGGAGGTTCAGTAACCTCATTTCGTCCGCTAACGGTGTACCAGAAGCCTTTGCCTCAATAAGCATCAACTCCGGCTCCCAATAATCGTGCTCTTCCAGCGCAATTTGCTTTAATTCAGGGAAATTCCACCTCCCCTTCTTCGCATCCATCAATATTAGGTGCTGGTCCCCGTTCGCATGCGGCTGGAACACGCCCCACGTTGTAATAGCAGAGTAATCGGCAGTTTCTTTCTTGCTATACGCGGTATCGTAGGACTGAATTACATAATCTAGGTCAGGAATGCTGTCCTCTTCCCAGACTTTCCACCATTCCCGCTTGACCATAGCAGTAGCTTCAGATGTAGGGTTCTGTTGCCACTGTGCATTCCACTTTCCTATCGAAAGTGAAGCCTTTACTTTTAAAAGCTCGTCCTTTTTCCAGAATTCAGGCCATAATGGTTCCCCCGAAGGCATAATTGCAGGGAATTCAACCACCTCCCACTGATCAGCCATCAGATCTTTCTGCTGTGCTTGCAGTAACCGGCCCGTAATATCCTTTTTGGACCAGCGAGTCTGGACAATTATGATGGTTCCACCCGGTTGTAGACGCTGTCGAGGCCCAGATGTGTACCATTCCCACGCATTATCATACGCAGTAGACGATAAAGCGTCCTGCTCCGAGTGCGGATCATCAATAATCAGCAAATCAGCACCACGACCAGTCATTGCAGCGCCCACCCCGGCTGCAAAGTATTCCCCGCCAACGCTAGTTTCCCAACGACCCGCTGCTTGGCTGTCCTGTTTAAGGTCCGTATTTGGAAAGATCTCACGATATATGGGGTCAGCGATGAGATCACGAACCTTACGACCAAATCTTACAGCAAGTTCGGTGTTCATGGTAGCTTGAATGATTTTTAACTTCGGATTCCGGCCCAAAAACCAACTGGGCATGAGGTAGGATGCAAATTCTGATTTAGAATGTCGGGGAGGCATATTGACAATCAGCCGTTTTAACTCCCCCCGGGCAATCTTTTCCAACTTCTCTGCGATTACACGGTGATGGGTCCCCTCTATAAACCCGTCATACACATGCTTTGCATACGGCATGAATTTATCATGGGCTTCAGCCCTAGTTTTAAGACGCTGTTCATGCTCTTCCAGTAACAGGATTTCCTTCAGGACCTCCTCTGGCAGCAGTTCTAGGTTTTGCATGTCATCCATGCCCGAACGATAATACCTCCCAATGAATTTATCAACCCTGCAAAATCCACCTGAGAACCATTCGCAACTACCCAAATATAGGGGGTGGGGGGTTCGAGCTCAAACTTTATTTGGGAATCTACCCAGTAACCCCTTGACCTATCCCATGCCATCTGATACTGTCTTATAGTCATATTTATAAAGGAGGATGACATGAGTACACCCACACCCGCACCCTTGTTCACGCTGCACGGCGTGACCTACTACGAACACCCGCTGCTTGGCGATGAGTCCGCCATGTTGATCAAGGTCGATGGAGTCTGGTGCGAGACCGACTTCTATGATCGTCCTGATGACGGCGAGGCCAAGGATCTTGCTGACCAACTCAAGAGCGGCGGCCTGAACATGTGGCCTTTCATCTGTGCTGTCAACTTCAAGTAAACAAATAAGAAAGGACAGCGCAAGCTGTCCTTTCTTATTTGTTTACAGCGCGGCGGCGAGGCCGGTGCGCAGGTCGCAGATCGCAGGTTTAATTTAGTTGTTGACATTATCCCATGCCATCTGTTAAAGTTTTACAAGGTCTTGGATGAGCCAAGATCAATTAACCAGTCAAGGGAAAGGAAACCAACCATGACTGATTTTACTCTGACCGTCGGGTCATTAATCGTCACCGTGTCGCAAGGCAAGGTGAAATCCAACTGGCAGGATGAGCCAGCAATCCGCACGTTGAAGACCGTGCATCGCAATAAGCGTTCGCCGAACGTCAGCTATCTGGCTATGTCGAGAGAGCGTTGCAAGGTTCTTCTTAGAGAGCGGGCTCATACTCCAAAGCAACTGTCTAGAAAACTGGGCATTAGCGTTGGCGCTGCGTATCATAATATCTATGAGCTCCGCAAAGCTGGGCATCGCATCGTGACCAAAGGTGGAAAATATCACTACGGTTAGAGTCGAGAGTAAACTAAGGGGGCTCACGCCCCCTCTTTTTTTTGGAGGTCGTTCGATGGACAAAGCAGTTAGATGGCACAGAGAGTTCAACAAAAGCTGGGAAGCCTCGCTTGGTTTCCGCATCCCGCACCACGCAACCCCATGCATTGAGTGCGAGGGCACAGGGCTGGTTGATATTGCAATCGCGCCGTGGCGGGAGCAAATCGCAGATTGCCCACACTGTGACGGCGATGGTTATTTTGAATAGGCGCGGCGGCGGCGCGAGGTGCGCAGGTCGCAGGTTGACATGTATCTAATAGTATGGGATAATCCCATATACACTATAAAGGGAGTTTATTATGTGTGATAAAGAAGCGTTTTACTATGTGCCGCGTGGCTTTGATTATAAAGAAATTCAGACTACATGCGGGTCGACAACCTATCAGCACGGTCATGTCGTGACCGTGTTTTGCTACGATTGCGAAAACGATCAGCAGGTGCAAGCCGAACACGCAGCGCGGCTCGAAGATTCGGACGCAGACAATGCGTGGTTGCGGTCAGCAGGTTGGGGAGAGATTTAAACGGAAGACCGGCGACATAGTCGCCGGTCTTTTTTTGCGCCGCGCCGCCGCCGCGAGGTGCGCAGGTCGCAGGTGCGCAGGTTGACATATGTTTGATAATCTGGGATAATCTTATAAACCAAGGGAGGGTTTTTATTATGTTTGATGCATTACCACACTACAAACACCAGTTAAAAGAGGACAAGCGCAACTTGTCCAATGTTTCTAAAATGCCGGGCTTTTCAATATCCCGGTCGGCTTATCTTTGTCATGTCGGGCAAAAGCTACGCAAGATTAAGGGCAGTACATGCCACAAGTGTTATGCATGTAAGGGCATGTATAACATGCCGAACGTAGTCGCAGCGATGGAACGCCGCGAGATATTTTTTAACGCAATCGATTTTGTGCCGCGCATGATCGCGGTACTCAATACGCTACGCAAGCCGGAGTTTAGATGGTTTGATAGCGGCGATGTTGACACCGTTCGCATGGGTCTAAACATTCTGGAAATTTGCGAGGAAACGCCACACCTTAAACACTGGATACCAAGCCGCGAATATAAAATCTGGGCGGACGTTTTGAAGATTCGCAACTTGCCAGCGAACGTCACGTTGCGCATGTCGGCGCATATGATCGATGGCGCACCGTCCAAGGGCTGGAAGAACACCAGCACAGTCGCTAGTCACGGCAGCAAAACAGTCGGGCATGTTTGTCCCGCGCCGTTGAACGACGGTAAATGTGGCGATTGCCGCGCTTGCTGGGATCCCAAGGTTGACAATGTCACATATTACCAACACTAAGTTTCTCCCTGAGATAACCGGCGACATTGTCGCCGGTTATTTTTTTCAGTGTCGCGCAGCCGCGAACCACAGGTCGCAGGTCGCAGGTCAATGCGCCCCGAACCAAAGTTTTTTTGATAAATCGCGGAGCGCAGTAGGCGCAGATCGCAGGTCGCCAGACCAACGGATCGCAGGTCGCAGGTCGCACATCTTTGAACCAAGTAAATCAATCGCAGATGCACCGTCAAACAAATATACACCGCCGGTCGCCGGATCATGGACTAGGAAAAAACTCACGCCATTACATCTAGAATGCGAGGAATGCCACGCTATCTGGGATTTTGACGGATTAACCTTGCCATTTTTTACTATTTTTAATTCCACCCATACCGGCACACCATCCATGCACAAATATACGTCAGGCATGCCTTCACCGGATCGGTTTTCAATTCTCTCGAAGTGCGTCTTTTTCGGCAGGTTCTGCTTCAATGATGTCCACAGTGATCGTTCTGTCTTTGGCATCTTCAACCCTTTTCATCTCCGGTTCGGGGAAAGCGTTTGGGTATTGCTTTCGTATAGCAGCGAGTCTGGCAACGATGTCCTCTCTCGACATACTGTCAAGCTGATGCACATGGTTTTGCTCTCGCCTATCGATGGTCAAACCGCCCAAGCTGGATCGTATCTTCTCAGCGTTGATAGCAGCAGAAAACTGCCCAGCATCTTCAGCAGCGTGAGACAATTCATCGAAGCGTTTAAGTTGGTTGACCAATGTCACCCCATACTTTCGCTCTCGTTCCTCGCGAAGTTCTTTGATAAGCTCTGGCACTTCTGGAAAAGATTTACCGTCAAGAAGTTTAGCTGCATGGTTTCTGGCACTGTCGGAAGCATAGCCAGCTTTTCTCGCACATTCAGCATTACTGTATCTGCCATCTATATAATACTTGGCAAACTCTCTTTGTCGGTTGGTAAGCCCTGCCGGTCTACCGCCCTTTCCTATAGTGTTTTCTACGGGTTCAGTCTTTTTCAATGTCAAAAACCTTCTCATGTAGGGCAATACTGGTTAAAAAATGTAACACCGTGTCACAAGTGTAACAGCTATAATTCAAGCTGGATAAGTGTTTGTTACGCTTGTTACGCTTGTTACGCCTTTTTCAAAAAAAATAAAAATAAATTCTTCAACCCAAAAAAATCCTTATATAGATGCATTTTATGCTTTGACTACATGGGATAATCTGATAGGGTTATCCTAGATAACAGGCATATTATAAGTGACCGTGGTTCGTGGTGCAAGGAGCAAAGACATGAAAGCAGGAATTTACAAGGTTGGATTAAGCAAGCCGATATTAGGTTCTAGGGTTTTGCATATCACGATTAACAATCGGGCATGGCAGAAGGAAGCGTTAGCCAAGCCCATCAAAGTAGGGAGTAAGAAGAATGGATAAGTTTATTGAGTTGGAATTAACGCTAATGAATGGCGATGAGTATTACATTTGTGATCGGGCATTTGTT